CCGACGATCCGCGACGCTCGTAGCCGTATTTCAGCAGCAGGTCGCCGATGTCGTGGGCTTCGTTGAATACGTCGACCGGGTTGGCGTCGTCGGGATGCTGTAGGCGGCGTTCGGCTCGCTGCTGTTCGCGCTGACGTCGGCCTTGGTCGGCCTGCTCGTTGGCAAGTCTGCGCTGCTCTTCGCGGCGTTCGACTTCCTGCATGATCGGGTTGGCGTCGGTTAGGAATACGTTGGCCCCGCGAACCACTTCGTAATCATAGAACAGCGGCTTGAGATCGGGGCCACGCTTTGACATGGGCACGTTCGGTAGGTAGATCGGCTGGCCGCAGCGTGCCAATGCTCCGTCTGGGGTTATCCCGTGTTGGCGGATCAGGTCGAAGAATGCCGATTGTATATACTCGTAGTCGATACCAGATATCTGGACGGCCAGCGGCAGCAGGACACGCCACTTGCGTTTGTCTATGCTTGCCCCTGAAGACGAGTAGACGATCATGCTGACGGCTCCCAGCACGTCTCTGACGGCCTGTATGACGTCCTGCTTGCTGGGGTTGCCTTGGTCGACGTCGAGGGCAAGCATGCGGAACAACCCACGTTCGCGCTGGGCGTCGTGCGATCTGCCGTCGCTGGCTCGGTATGTCGACGGTATGAAAAAGTCGGCGTCGGCTTTGTCTTTGGCTTGCGGCTCTTTGACCATCTTAACGATGTCGGGCCAGCTTATGCCGGGGTAAGATTGTTCTGGCTTGTCGATCAACGTGAAGTAACTGCCGGCGGCCATCAGGAAGCGGATGTCACTCATGAATGCACAAGGTGTTGTAGGGTATGTATAGATGCTGTATAAACATGGTGCGAGTGTTCTCCCTGCTCTGCATAGTTTGACTGGCCCGGTAGGATCCTCCCCCTACCGGGCCGCTTTTTTTAGCTAAAATGGCAAATCGTCCGCCAACTCATCCCGAATGCTCGGCTTGGCCTGCAACGGCGGCGACGTGTATGCCACAGTTTCAAACGGGTCAACGTCCGGCTTCTTGACTTCAACCGTGTCGAAATCATCCATGCCGGCGGCGTCGCCGTATTTAGCCTCGGTCACTTGAACTGCATCTAGGATCAGGGAAATACCCCCTTGGCCGTCTGGGTCGACAACAGCGACGGCCCACGCACGCACAGTGCCGACCGATCCGCCCCAGAAATCTAGCCGCGTCATGGCATTCTTCTCGCCGTCGATAACGGTGGGCGCTTCGTTTTTGTCGCCGTTTTTCTTCGTGCCGTTACGTTTGGCCGAGAATTGCATCATGCCGGTGGGGTTGCCGTCTTTGTCTTTCAGACGTTTGGCCCCGAAGACCGTTTTAAATTCCGGCATCTTCGTGTTGCGTGTGCGGCATTCGGCGTAGTGCGCTTTCAGATCGGCATACAGCGCCTTGCCGTCAGCTTCTGTCATGTCGAAGGCGACGGACCATGCGGCATTGCTTGCCGTGGGTGCGCACGGTTCGCTGCGCTGTGTCGCCGTGTTAAAGCGATGCGTCTGGTGCAGCTTCGGAAACTGGAGTGTGACGTTTTTCGCCAGCACTTTCTTGAAGTCTGAATTGTCTGCCATGGTGTTCTCCTTGGATAGCAGGTTTAGAAATCTGTAAAGACGTCTTCTTCGGGTTGTTCAAACTGCCAGCGGGGCAGGTCGATCACGTTACACAGGGGCCAGCCAGTTTGAAAGTCGTTTCCGGCCTCGGCGTTCGCAATTTTGTGCAGCGTCTCGGTAACTTTGAGATCGGCTGCGGCAAGGTAATCTTCGGTCAGCGTGTGGACGCATACGGCATGGGGATATTCTTTCTCGACGCAAATGAAGTAAAACTCCATGCCATCGCCGCCGGTGTGCAGCCGCATGACGCGCCGGTAGAACGAGGCTTGCAGGTCGTAGCCATATTTGCGCACGTCACGCGGGAAGTTGGCGGGCGATGCGTCCTGCGTCGTCTTGATGTCAAAGAGCATGCCGATGCTGGGGATGAAACCATCCGGCCGGCATTTCACCTTGACGCCTGTTTGCGGGTCGGTGGCAAAGAAGCTACCCTCGGCGATCATGTCTGTGTAATCGAAGAACGCATTGGCAGCCGGATGGTTAATCACGGCGGCCGACATTGCCTGCGCCAGATCGAAGTCTGCCTCGGTCAACAGCAGCTTTCCGTCGATGTCGGCGGCCAGCTTGAGTTCTTTCCATTTGTTGCCCCGGCGATCTTCCGGCCCACGCACGACGAGATCCTTTTCCGGCTCCAGCAGCATGGCGTGAACCGCCGTGCCGAGGTCAAAAGCTGGGCTGGATTTGTAGACTTTGTTCTTCCAGTGCAGCAGGGATTTCAACGCAACGGCTTTGACATCGCTGCTGCTGATTTCCGGCCGGGCGTGATAGTCTTCGTTGGTTAGGTCAAGTTGCATCGCGTGTCTCCAAGGCTTTCATACGGTTTTCGTGGTCCAGCATGATCTGGTGCATCCGCAGCCAGTTTTGGGCGCTGTCACCTTCCTTAAACCCCAACAACGACCTAATCCGTATTTGCTCCTTGAACATCACCTCTTGCTCAGGCGTCCGCTTGTCCGTGATGTAGACGCGCAGCGGTTCTTCCTTGTTAAACAATTTTTTCAGCCAGTTCATTTTTTTCTCCACCCAAAATAAGCGATCAATGCACTTTCGGCTCTTCCGTCGTCTTTCACCCTAGCCCACTGATCGGCGGCATCAGGGAAATATTGGCTTGCCAACGCACGGCTGGCATTCTTGTCGGTCGACAGGTGCATGGATTTTTTCCATGTCGACGGGTCAACCTCGAACGTCGGCACGCCGGCGAAAAACAGGCACGCCTTGAGTTCGCCGTATGCCACCGCGATAGTGACGGCATTCTTGATGCCAATCATGCGCGGGTAGAATGGCCGTTCCAGCCACGCACACTTAACGACGCCGATGTCGCTGATAAGCTGCCGCTTGCCGTCTAAGGTTCCCGGCATGTCGTATGTTTTGACCGACAGCGTGCCTTCGTAATCGTCCATGACGGCGAAGGCTCCCTGCTTGCCCGGATCTATGCCGATTAGGCGGGTCATGCTTCCCCCGCCGCAATCTCGCCGCCGCAGGCCAGATAGCCGCATCCGTCGACCCAGTTGTCCATGTTGTCTGGGTTTGACCTGATGCGGGCCAGCTTGAGCAGCGTCATCATCACGGCGACATCGCTGGCCGACACATCTGCATCAAGGTGAGCCGACCAGTAAGCCGCGATCAGGCCGAAGTTGCGTTCGGCATCCCCGTGCTGCGCGGCGCGGTCTTGGGTTACATACCCTTTAGCCGTGTCAAGGATTTCAGCGCGGGTCATAGATTGTCTCCACATAGCTTTTGAGGATAACCAAGGTTCCTTCCCTCGGCTCTTGTTTGCCTTCCCATATCCGCCACAACGACGAATATGACATGCCGCAGAACCGGGCGGCGTCGGCTATCTCGTTCTTCGGGATCAATCGCTTCAGTTCGTCCACGGTATAAATCATGGCGCTTCCTTTCGTGGCCTCATGCCATAAGGTTTTCTCTTTTGGTCTGCCGCTGCGTGATATTCTCACCGAAACTATCGGCAAGTAGGTGTCGCACACTCGGACTAACGAGCAAGCCAAATTGAATTTTGGTTTGTCCATAATGATGCTGACAGCTTCCGCATCTAGTGCAGATTGTTTTGTCTTATGCCAACGTATTTCTGCTCTGTCGGCGTAGGAAAACCATATCCTTTTTGCGTGCATCTGAATACGCGTCATCGGCTGTCCAGACATACCAACGTAAAGCAATGATCCATCTACGTCAAAAATTCGATAGACAGCGCGAGCCGCTAATCTTTCTTTTTGCATAGGTGTTTGCGTCAACGTCATAATTTTTATCATGGCTGTAACCATTCGCGCGCTTTGATGTCTCCGCCAGTCAGGCGTTCAATCTTTTCAGCAACATCAGGTTTTGGCAATCTTCGTCCATTTATGATGTGACTGATGACGTCCTTTGAGATCGGAACCAAAGCCCCAAATGCACCAGCCTTCATGCCACGGCTTCTGATCCATCCAGCCAGCAATGCGTGTGTAGGTAAGTTCATTGTGATCTCCTTTCTGCTGGCTACCATGATGGCGAAAATTAGTTGTGTCAAGTGTCGATTATTCGCTTGCATGGTGTTGCGCTGCCGCATAACACTTGGCCCACTAGCAACAAAAGGAAAACCCAATGCGTGAATTTCTTGAAGACCTGATTGGCTGCTTGTGCCTGTTTGCCCTTATCCCCAGCTTGTGGTTTCTGGGCTATG